GTGTAGCCACCAACCCAGCTACCTTATTAGGTTTTGGTACATGGGCAGCTTTCGGGGCAGGACGTGTTATGGTTGGTATAGATTCCACACAAACAGAGTTCGATACACTAGAAGAAACTGGTGGTGCAAAAACACATACATTAACTACATCTGAATTACCATCACACACTCACAATAATCCAGCAGGTATTAGTCCTGCTCCTAATGCAAACGATGTAGACATTACAGGTGGTAACGGCAGAACTATAGCAGATAATGTAGCGACAGCATCTACTGGTGGTGGACAAGCTCACAATAACTTGCAACCATATATCGTAGTGTACATGTGGAAACGAACAGCTTAGTCAAGTTATATAAAATTAGTAATGACTTTCTGAATGAGGCAGAAAAGATAATTACTATGTCAGACATAAATTTTATTTATGACAGGAAAACGAGTAGGGGTGAGATAACAGACCCGAATGTTATAGACAAAGGTCAAATAATACATCATTTATATTATGATAATAAACCACAATCTAAACATTACGATTTTTTTAGAAGTGTTTTTGATGAAATTAAAATACCTGTAAAAAAAATGTTAAGAATGAAGATTAATGTTACTTTTCCCATAGTAGGGTATATGGAACACAATCATCAAATGTGTCATCAAGATATTAACAACCCTGAACAAAGACCTGATTTGAATTTTAAATCATTGATAGTTTATATTAACGAATCAGACGGTGACACTATGTTTTTCGAAAACGATAAGATTATCAAAAGAATTAACCATGAAAGGGGTAAAGGTATTCTGTTTGATTCCGGTTTGACACACGCTGGTCAAAACCCAATGAAAAACAATTTAAGAATAGTTATGAATACAATTTTTGTATCAGGAGATTAAACATGGCAGTATTCCAATCACCACCACCTAAAGGTTTGGTAAAAGATACTAATAATACAATATTACCTTTTGAGTTTTATTCTGAGGCATCTAATATAAGATTTTCTGATAACGCAGCTAAAAAAATACAAGGACATGACCAAGTTTTTGGTACACCAACAGTTGCACCATATTTTGTTATCAACTGGTCATATACCACTAACTCATATTGGTTTTACGCAGGTACAGCTAAGATATATAGATTGAGTGGTAGTTCAACACACACGAATTTTACACGTAGTTCAGGTGGTGATTATTCTACTAATTTAGCTACCGTAGGAAACTGGACAGGTACAATCTACAACGGTTTACCGATATTATGTAATGGTGTAGACGACCCACAATGTTTAGCAACAACAGGTGCTAGTAACTTTAGTGATTTAACCAACTGGCCGGCTAATACCACATGCAAAACTATAAAAGCATTTGGTAATTATCTTATGGCACTCAATCTAACAGAGAGTGGTACAAATCTACCTAATAAAGTTCGGTGGGGTGATACTGCTGAAGATTTCAGTTATCCCTCAACATGGACGGCAGCAGCTACAAATGACGCTGGTGCAGTTACCATTGGTGACGAGGCAGATGAGATAGTAGACGGACTTGCATTAAAAGAATCATTTATAATATACAAATCTAATTCAACATGGATAGCTAACTATATCGGTGGTAATTTAGTTTTCAGTTTTCAAAAGTTATTCAATGATACGGGTATTCTGACAAGAAACTGTGTAGCTGAATTTGAGGGACAACATTTTGTTGTTACACAAGGTGATATTATTATACATAATGGTGTATCTAAAAAATCAGTTGCAACGAATACGATAAAAAATCACCTATTTAATGATATTAACAGTAGTTATTACCAACTTACTTTTGTAACACATAACGTTCAAAAATCAGAAATGTGGATATCATACCCAAGTTTAGGGTCTCAATTTTGCAACAAAGCATTGATTTATAACTATGTAGATAACAGTTTTACTTTTAGAGATTTACCTGATATTTACCATATAGGGCCGGGTATTGTAGACCCCGGTGCAACATCAAACACATGGAACTCACAAACGACTACTTGGACAACAGTCACAGGTACTTACGGTGATAGAACATTCAATCCGACAGAGAGAAGTATACTTTTCGCTGGTACAAGTGATACCAAACTGTATCGTGGTGATTTTGGTCAACAGTTTGATAACGAAAACTTTATATCAACCGTAGAAAGGAAAGGATTGACATTAGACGGAAACAACAATACAGTCAAACAAGTAAGAAAAATTACGCCAAGAGTGAAAGGAACAGGCACAGTAAATATTTCAGTAGGGAGCTCTATGTCACCCAACGGTACATATACCTTTACACAAGCACAATCTTTCGACCCTAACTCACAAAACAAAGTAGATTGTAGGAGTACAGGTAAATTTATAGCTGTAAGATTTCAACACACCGGTAATAGTGAATTTGAACTTAATGGTTATGATATGGAATATGAGGTGTTGGGAGAAAGATAATGGCAGATTCACCTAGATATGTACCAAACCCAGTACCAAGTGATACTGAAGATTTACCAAGATACATATTCCAAGAATTGTTGAAACTACAGGGTGCATTACAAGAAAATCCTACTACCTTTATTGAAGTGACAAATAGTACACCAAGTAGAAAAAAACAAGGTGATATCGTTTACGCAGACGGTACAAACTTCGACCCCGGCGGTGGTGAGGGTATATATTTCGTTAACGCAGCTGGAAACTACACGAAACTATGATTTATATATCAGGCATTGAATATAAAGATATTGATAAAGTTTGGGATTGTTGTGTACCTTTTTTAGAATTAGGTAACGACAAAAGTCAAAATGAAATGACTGTAGACGATATTTACAATATGTGTTGTTCACAAGAAATGCAACTTTGGATAATCCATGATGAAGACAGGAATATATACGGAGCTGGTATAACACAAATAATTTTATATCCAAACAAAAGTGTTTGTAGGATAATTACACTAGGTGGTAAAGATTTTGATGATTGGACGGATACAATCAATACCATTGAAGAATGGGCTAGAGACCAAGACTGTGAATCACTTGAAATGTGGTGTAGGAAAGGGTTTCAAAGAAAATTAACAGATTACGGTTACAAACAGATATACACCGTGTTAGGAAAAGATATATCAACAATACACTAGAGAGGTAATAATATGAGTGGTGGTGGCGGTGGTACTAATACAGTACAAAAAGCTGACCCATATATTGGTCAACAACCATATTTGAAAGACTTATATGCTGAATCACAACGTTTGTATAGACAAGGGCCTATGGAGTTTTTCCCCGGCCAGACTTTTGCAAACCCAACTGAAACACAGTTACAAGCAGAAAATTTAGCAAGATTAACAGCGTTAGGTGGTCAATCTACATTAGCTGGTGCAGCTGTACCTGCTATGCAATTTCAACTAGCTGGGCCTGCTAATCTACAAAATAACCCGTATCTAGCTGGTGCTACAGAAGCTGCGTTAAGACCACTTTTTTCACAAACACAGAATCTATTGCAACAAGCTAGGAGAGACGCTAACCAAGCTGGACAGTTAGGTGGTGATAGACAAGCTATTTTAGAACAAGGTGTTATTAGTGATTATCTAACTAAAGCTGGTGATATTACATCAAATATTTATAGTCAAGCATACGATAATGCACTACGTACACAAACAGGTGCTTTATCACAGTTACCAACAGTTTTAGGTAGTATTATTACACCAAGTCAAACACTTGGACGTGTAGGTGCTATAGAACAAGCTAGACAACAACAAGCTATTGATGACGCTAGAGCAAGGTTTGAATTTGCACAAAGAGCTCCACAAGCTGCGTTAACTGACTATGCACGGATATCCGGTCAGAACATACTACCCGGAGTAACAAGTACATCACAGACAGCACAAGGTGGTGTAATAAACCCTATAGGGGCAGCATTAGGTGGCGCAGCTGGTTACGCAGCTGGTACAGGTACTTTTGGTAGTCTAGCAGGATTAGGTTCGATAGGTGGCCCAGCTGGGTTAATCGGTGGTGCTATTATTGGAGGGTTATTATCATGATGATGAATGATGAAATATTAAGATTGATTATGGATAGTGGTTTACTTACTGACAGTAGATTTTCTAATGAACTTTCGGGTGCATTAAATGATAATCCAAATGCTTTTACACCACAGGCACAACGTAACATACAAACTACGTATGGTGTGGATTCACCTATGAATATAGCTAGTGGTATACCAAATACACCAATGAGACCTAGTCAAAGTATAATTCAATCATCAGGTAGTTTGATACCAAATTTCATAACTAATATGTTCAATCCTAATACATATACAGTTGACGGAGTTACTGCTACACAAGTTGATAAGATACCATTAGACCCGGAAAGTGTTGCACTCGGTGACGCAACTACAAGTGCTACAGGTATGAATCCACTCACATTATTGTTGGGGTTGAAAACTTTAGGTAGTTTGGGAAAAACACCAACACAACCTATACCACCAATGGATACAAGAGTACGTACTGGTATTTTGAGTGATAGTCAAAATTTATTTGCTGATTATCAAGGTAGACCCTCAGAAAGAGAATTAGACTTTATGGGAAGAATGATATGACAGAAGAAGAAATATTACAATTATCTATACTAAGTAACCAAAGACAACAACCAACATTAGCAGGATTGTTGGACAAAGAACAACAATTAACTTTACTAAGTGGGTTAGGTGCATTAGCACTTGCAATGCCAAGACCTGCTGGTACAAACGTAGCAACAAACTTAGTCAACAACTTACAGTTAGGTGCAAAATTAATTGCACCCAAAACAAGTCTTTTTCCACCAAAAGAATCAGAATTTCAAAAAAAAGTAGGTAGTGGACAAGGTGACTTATATAACGAAACTATAAAAGCAGGTAGAGACGCATCTAGTCAACAGATAACATTAGATAACCTAAATGCACTATATAGTAGAATAGGTGGTGGTGGGCCGGAAACACAACTATATTCAGACATAGAACGATTTGCTCAAACGTTAGGATTAGAAAATTTTGCTATGGAACGAAGTAAGTTTGGTGCTTTACAAGCGTTAGATACCATAGCTAACACACAGGCATTAAAGAAACTAGGGTCGTTCAAAGGTAGTACATCTGATAAAGAATTAGATTTTATTGGTAAAACGGTAGCTGGTAGCTCACTTACACCTGAATCTTTCAAAATTAAATACACAATAGATTCTAGAGCAAATCAATTAGCAGTCATAAGAGCTCAGGCACTAGAAGAATTTACACAACAAGGTAAATTTATGCCAAACGTTACAAGAGTTTATGGCGACCAAAAAATTGATTTTGAAACCTTTTTTAAAATAAAAGCTAAAAATAGTGGTTTTGACTTAGAACAAATGAAAGACGGTAAACCGACTGTATTAGATACTTTCGATATAAAAAGTTTAAAAAATTCTAAAATAAGATTACTTAACCAAGAGCAATACAAAGAAATGGACATTGCACTTAATATTAGAAATAGTGATTTTGGTTATTTCAACAAAAATAATTGGAAAGTGAACAATAAAGACGGAAAAACATTTTACACTTTTGAGGGTTTCAAAAAGAATAAAGACGGTAAAATAGATATACCAAATGAATACCTAAATGATGAGGGTGGAATAGACAAAGAAAAGTTCAGAAAATATTTTATACTTTCGCCAACAGGTTTCCAATATATATCAAGAGGTGAATAACTATGGCTGAGTTCAGTCCACAAGAAATAAAGGAAATATTAGATAGTGGCAGTGATGAACTGTTACGTACTGAAGATATGTCAGTACCACAACCACAGTTAGAAGATTTAGGTTTTGCTGATAAATATTTTCTTGGTAAAGCTAAAGAATTTCCTGACTTACCTAACAGTATATGGTCAACTGAGTATACTGACATGATATATAATGATGAAATACCTGATTCAGCTCACGGTGCAGTTACAGCAGCTTATGCTCTTGATTTTGATGACAAAGATGTTATTGAAACAATGAAACAAAGAATTCCTAATATATCATTCACACAAGATAGGTTTCAGAATGTTATTGGAAGTATACCTAAAGAAGACGGCTCAAATTATAGATTTTATGTAAATCCGATAGGTATACAAGGCCCTGATTTAATTAGGTTTGGTGGTCAATTATTGCAATACTTACCTGTTGAAAAAGTTACAAGAATTCAGAAAACTGCTGAGGGATTTACACAAAAAAAATATTTAGATATTTTACCTGTCAACTCTTTGATTGCAAGAAGTGGTAAAGGTTCGCTTACAGCTCTTGGTATTGGTAGCGCACAAGATATTGCACTAAATGAACTTACAGGTGGACAAAAACAAGGTTTAGCAAACACACCGATAGACGGTGAAAAAGCTGTTATGAACTCACTCGGAACAATTGGTGGGATAGCTGTATCAGATTTTATAACAGGGCCTTATATCAATAAAGCATATACCGGATTAAAAAATCATTACAAAAACATGTTCCCTGTTTATTATGACAGGAAATCAGGATTACCGACACCTAGAGCTGATTCACTACTAACGAGAGCTGATGACGGATTTACTATTCAAAACATAAAAAATGATGACGGTGTATTCGAAAAGGTTTATGTTGATTCGAAAGGTAGAAAATACAGTCCAGACGATGATTTTATAGGAGATACTGTAAAATTTTTAGAATCGGGTGAAGATATTGACACCGCTATATTACTAGCAAAAGGTAAAAAAATGGGTGTACCTTTATTTTCAGCACAAACAGGTAGTCCACAAGAAAGAGCATTGATGATAACAACTTTATCAGGTGGATTTGGTAAAGAAAATAAAGAGATAGCCGAACAACTTTTAGAATTACAACAAGATAGGGCTGTACGTTCACTTGCAACTACATTAGGAATTACAGGTAAATCACAAGATGATTTTGTAAGAAGTTATAGAGATACTTCAGAAAACGACGCTAACAAAAAACTCATAAATAACATGATAGGTACTAATCTTGAAAAATTAGTCAAGAATTCAGAAAGTGTTTTAGGTGCTAGATTTTCACGTAGATACAAAGCATTAGACCAACTTAGTTTAAAGATAAAAAGAGAGCCATTAGAAGAACTCAAATCTAATCTTGTCCAAATGTTTAGAGCAAATCATAACAAAAACTGGGACGAGGACGGAATAGAGTTTGTTAAAAATAATGCTAAAGGTGAACATGATTATTTGAACATAGCTTTTAACAAAATAGACCAACTTATAGAACAAGATAATAGAAAAATTACACCTGAGGCATTAAAAGTCATAAGAAGATTAAGGAATGAGTTATTCGATAAAGCTGACAAAGCAGACCCAGTTGATAGAGCAAGGGTAATGAGTTATCAAACAGAGGTAAGTAACTATGTAGATAGCATATCGGAAACGATACTAACAAGTAACAGAAACAAAATTGAAAATTTTGATGAAGTTTTTAAAGAAGTACAACAAATAAAAAAAGATTACAAAGAATTTGCTGAATTAACGGGTAGACCAAAATTAAAAACAAACACTTTTGGTAGACGTGATAGAGATGATACTAACTTGTCTTTTATAGCTGATTTGCTCGAGGGTAGATATTCACCAGAACAAATTGGAAACTATATTACCAATTCAGCTAATAACAAAATAACCCAAAGGGGTTTATACAACGATTTCTTGAATATAGAAAAACTAATTAAAATGGAATATAAGGATAATCCACAATTAGGTATAAAAAAACTTACACAACTCAAAGATGATATCAAACAAGCAGTTCATAACAGCATAGCATACGAATCAGTAGTAAAAAGTGGAACAGGGGTTGATGTATCAGCAAACCTTTTACAAAATGCACTTGTCAAATGGAAACTAGGTAATAATAAAGAAACTTGGGATTGGATACACAACGGACAAGGTGATGAAATATTAGATTCTTTAAACGAATTTGCAATAAACAGTAATATTAGAAATTCTATATACGATAATAGTGGTGCTGGGTTTATTGCAAGAGGGAACAGACTGACTGAAAAAGAATCAGGAGCAATCAAAAACATTCTACAATTCCAAGCATACAGGTACGGTCAATTAGAGGGTTTATATGGATTCAAAGCTGTGAGTGATATAGTAAGTCAGGGTAAAGATGATGTAGGTCTAGCATTGAAAAATGCTTTTGAAACTAATCCTACAGGCAGAGTTGGACAAGTAACCGATATATTGGAGGGTAGAGGCTCATCACCATTCCCAGTAGTTGGTGGAATGTCACCAATGTCATCTGATGTAAACCGTACTGGTATTCCATTAGCAGGGCCTGAAAATATTGATTTACCACAATCAGAGGTAACTGATGATGAGTTGGAAGATTACCTTAAAAATTTAGGAGTAGAACAATGATACCAATGGAACTCTTATCAATGCTCGCATCGACGGTACTCGGAGGAGTACTTTCGATTATGTCTCAAAGGTCTAAAGACAAAGCTAATGAACAAAAAATGTTATTACAAAGAGCAAGTTTTCAAAGTGAACAGTTTGACAAAGCTCGTGAAGTACAAGACCCCTTTACTAAAAACACGAGGCGATGGATAGCATTGTTGTGTGTCGTAGCTATAATTGTACTACCCAAACTAGCACCTTTTATCGACCCAACAATGCCTATCTTCGTTGGTTATGTTGAAACAGTCACACAAGGATTTTGGATTTTCGGTAGTGATACCGATATGACACAATGGAAACCTTTAACAGGTTTAGTTATAACACCACTAGACACCCATGTAGTTAGCTCAATTATAGGTTTATACTTCGGCGGCTCCCTTGTAAGAAGATGAATCCTGAACTATGTACTGCTAACTACGTGGTAGTGGTGACATGTTTATTATTAATCTTATATATTATTTTTAAGGACGAATAATGGTTGCAAAAAAATATCAAAGTAAAACCGGTGGACTAAACGAAGCTGGAAGAAAATACTTCAAACGTACAACAGGTGCAAACCTCAAAAGACCCGTTACGGGTAAAGTCAAACGTGGCTCAAAAGCAGCTAAACGTAGAAAAAGTTTTTGTGCAAGGATGTCAGGCGTGAAAGGGCCTATGAAAGACAGTAAGGGTAGACCAACAAGGAAAGCACTTGCACTTAGAAAATGGAAATGTTAATGAATAGAATACTTTTAGCAATCATTGTATTCATAATAATTATATTAGGATATGCAATAGAGGACGCTGTTTCTGATGTAACTAGCTCAGGCAGTACAACTAATACGCAGAGTAACAACGCGGGCTCGAACACAGCTATCACGGGAGGCTATGAAAGCAGTACCACCTATCAATCCGGCTCGTCGAGTAACACGACCACCAATAATGAAACGAATAATACGACCAATCAAAAGAC